CGAGGTTAGTATAGAAGTACCAACCTACCTAGAAAATATTCCTGGAGTCGTACAGTTAGCAAAGGCTGCGGAGTCAATTATGGCTATTGGTAGTGACATGACACCTGAAGAGAGAGAAGAATCTCAAGGTGTTGTGGTAGCTGCAGTTATTGTAGGTCAGTTAGCTCAAGTCAGGAGACTTAAGTAGTTGTTTAATCGCATAAAAAAATACTTAAAAGAAATTACAGCAGAGACATACACCTTGGTCGGACTCGCTATAGCTTACTTTACGTTAGACGGCGGAGCGAAGAAGGTAACGGGGATACTAGTAGTATCTGGTTTCCTTGTATGGCTATTAACAATACCACTAAGAGATGAGGATGAAGACTAATGGCTTCACCAATGCAAGATGCAAAGTACAAGGTAACTACACCCTTCGGTGTCAAGGGACGTATGTGGTCCTCAGGTCGTCACGAAGGAGTAGACTACGCAGCACCAGTAGGTGCGATTGTTGTAGCACCATGTGACGGTAAGGTTGTTAAGGTCGGTCAGGTGTGGGGTTCCGCTTTTGGTTCATTCTCAGTGTTGCTTAAAGTTGATGGTGGTCATCTTCTCTTTGCTCACTTATCTTCTTACAAACTTAAGGTTGGACAAACTCTTAAGGCTGGAGATGTTATCGGTAAAGTTGGGAAAGAAGGCAATGTCACAGGTCCTCACTTGCACATGGAACTACAAGCAGGTCCAGGTTGGAAGCGTGGCGGTGGTTTAGATCCTGCTAAGATTATTGGTGATGCTAAAAAAGTAGAAGCACCAAAAGCTTAACTATAAATATAACAACCCCTCTTAGGGTAGTAACTACTTAGTAGATACCACTCTAGGGGGGGTTATTTTTTATTAAAGCTTATTTATTTTTGAGATATCTAAATGCCAAGACTTACCATTGTAATCTCCGCGTTCTTTTATTTCAGATCCTGAAGCCCAACCAACCATTTGATATGGTGGAGACAGCCAGTTATCTTCTTTAACTCTACGAGTTTTATTTTGTGGTCCACCAACAAGTAAAACATAATTAGCATCTTCACTATCCCATTGAGATAGTCGTATGCCTGTAGCTTTAAAAGAATATCTTACTTCATATCCTGGTACATCTTCTTGAGTCTTCCATTTATTTACATGAGGTTCAAAGTCATTAAGTCCACACATCCTAGCAAATGCTAACTCAGATCCAGCAGCTATAGCATGTTGCCACATTTCCCAGATGTCACCTTCAGAATAATTTCTATTCATTTCAGGTTTACCAAGATAAGGAAGCTGACGTTCATATCCAACACGAGCAGCTATCCCTTCTTCTCTTGGCGTTAATGAATAAGAAGTAAATTTAATCATGCTTACTGTAGTCTTCGTCTTTTACTGGTGGGTTACCACCTAGTATCTTAACCATCTTGTTGACTGCTCTGTTAGCTTCCATCATCACTGCTTTCTGTGACTTGTCAGCATCCATGCGATCTCTTAACTCTGCTCCATCTATCTGCTCTCCATAAAATAAATGAACCAATGATTTTTCTCTGTCATTTAGTTTATCGAAAGCAACCTTGACATCAGAACTAAATGCCATGAAGTCACCTGACTCTGCTAGTGCTTTACTAGTACGACCCATGTTGCTTAGTGTGTTGTTGAACTTAGTCCAATCGTCACTAAGTACAGCAGGAATCATAAGCTTAATGAACTGCTTGTTGTACCAGAAGTTATCTTCTGCATTGTAACCAGACTTATGTGCTTTTTCTTTAATGCAATAGTCTAGTGCTGAGTTACGTAGTGACCTAGCAAATAGTTTATCTCTATCTTTTTGATCGGGTAGAGCTAACCATTCTTCTATCTTGTTAGGATGTTCAGCAAACCATAGCCATAACTCTTGTTCAATGTCTTCACGTTCGACCATCTGGTACTTACGTTTAAACTCTGATCCAATCTGCTTGACCATAGCATGGTACATCTCATAGACGACACCATTAGAATTCATATGTCTTACCCTCGACTACAAAAGATCGTCCATTGATAGGTACAACAACAGGAGTTACATTACCTCTACGTATGTAGAGAATAGTAAACGCTTGTTGCCAGTTAGCACTACCAGTATTTAGATAAGACGCTTGGCTAAGATCCATAAGGTGTCCGACTTCAACTCCGTAGAGACGACTGTGAATTTTGCCGTTGTAGCCTTGGTGTTCATGTTGAATTCCCGCACGATGTGTATGCCCACAGACAATCGAAGACCCAATCTTGCGAGCCAAAGCCAGAGCCGTCCCACCAGCTTGCCTTGAGATGTTGCCTTCATCTCCATGTGCCAGTACCCATCCTGGCGTAAACTCCCATAGTTTATCGTGATAGGTAATTTCGTTTTCGCTGTAATGTAAAAGCTTGGAGTATTCCAATTCCCGCAAACTTGCCAACGCTGGGGCGTATCTTTTAACATAGTTCTCAACTCGGTCTCCATGGTTACTCCTCATAGTATGGAAAGGCTTATCGCCTAGTTTGTTTTTAAACTCTTTCATAATGGCAGCAGTGCGATCTAGACCTGCTTGTAGTGTACCTTCAAACTCACCAACTAAACCTTTGTTCCATCGTGATGGTTCAGGACTATCTGCTTCATCACCAACACAGTAAAGTTCATCTGGTTGGTAGTCACCTACAAAGTTTTGTACTGCACGTACAGCACGGGGATCATGGTATGGAACTTGCATATCTGGAATCACTATAACTGTTTTCATATTTACCTACTTAGTAGAGTCCCACTTGTTCTCGATTACCAGTAAGGCAATGAGTGCATAGTTAAGGATATCAATGAATGTATCTTGTACACTTTCGTTTTGTGGTTCTTTATTGTTTAACAATAGATTGTTTAGTCTTGCTACTTTGTCATGTAGCCTAACACTTAGTCCGTTCAATGGTCCACCTGGTGCATCAGAGATGTTGCTTGGTCCATAGTCGTCATGCTTTTGTACTAGTAATTCAATAGCTTTGCGAGCTATGATGGCAGCTTCAAACTCTAACGGTGGTTTTATTTTAGCGTTGGTCTCTTTAATGTTAGAGTAAGTCCGTTCGCATATTTCACATCCACAACTTTTAAACCCATGTTGATTAGGGCTTGGAAGATGTGGTTTATTTCCTGTTCGCTGAAGTCCTGCATTGTAATCCTTTAATTTTGTCTCATGCTTTTCTAATTCTTTTTTATCTTGTTTTTCTTTTGTTGAAAGTTCTTTAGTTTTCATGCTGCAATCTTTTCTGTGAAGTAACCAGATCCATTACGTAAGTACATTGAGTTAACATCCTCACCTTCAGGCATCTGCATAATGATAACACTATTAAACTCTTTACTTAGACTCTTTGCAAAATCAGAGCCAGGCTGATCACCGTCAGCAAAAACATAGATAGTTTCAAAGTCTGCCAGTAAACGTCCGTAGTGCCGTTTCCAAGCATTAGCTCCAGGAACACCCACAGCAGGAATGTTGCAAGAATAACTGAGAGTGATAGCATCTATTTCTCCTTCGCATACTGCGATAAAATTACCTGCTGTATGCAGGGCATTAACATTGTATAGTCTAGTAGAAGTTCCTGGCATACCCATGTACTTAGGTTCTTCTGGTCCCATTGATCTAAACCTTACATCTACTACACCTGTTGGTGTAATGTATGGAATGGCAAGTCTATTTACAAATGCTTCTTGTCCAGCTAATGGATCAACGACGACTCCTAATCGAATTGCTTGTGCTACTGCTGGACTTATCCCTCTTTGTGCTAGATAACCTTCTGCCAATGGAAGGTGTTGCTCGTAATGACTGGTAGCTTTCTCCAGTAATACTTTCTGCGATCTTGATAGCTTCACCGTACTTAACTCCTTCATGTATTTTAATAACGTTGAATGCATTTCCTTTTACTCCACAACCATGACAGACAAAGATATTATCTGTAACTGATACACCTGCTGATGCATGACTATCATCATGGAATGGACATTTAATCTTTTGCCAGCTACCGTAATCTCTTCTTAGTCTGCCACCATAATGCTCTATGATTGCAGCAATAGGTGGTACATCCATTAGTAACCTGCGTCTTCTATTAGTTTAAACCACACCGATACTGGCATAGTTGCGTACCATAGCCCAACATCTTGAGTTCCTTTTTTCTTATGGATCACTGCACCTGTATCAGCTTTGTCATTAATCATTTCAACTTCTAGTTCTTTTAACCATGCTGATAGTTCCATCTTCACACAGTTTTTTACTTCGAGTACAACTCCAGGCACACCTGCAATATCACCTCGGTCATTGACACCATTAAGGGATCGTCGTTCGACATGCTTACGTCCTTTACTTAGTAGCCAATTAACTACTGCTGTTTCAGCAGCCGTACCTTTTTGTTTACTTTTGCTCATGGCATTCACAATCACATTTCAATATATAGTCGCTTACGTTATTAGTAAATTCTTTTGGACACTTGCTGTGTTGTTGTTCTGTTTCATGTCCAGTACACCATCCAAATTTAGTCATCGTCGTCGTCGTATTCTACTGGATTATTGGTATCCCAATTGATGCGCTCCATACTTTCACCACCTACATAGTTTAGTTTGTTGTATACTTCTATTACATTTTCTACTGCAAGATTTAGTTCAGCATATGCTGCCAATAAACCTAATGATTCTTCTGGTCTCATCTTGCTTCCTCTAAGTCTGCTATAAACATATACTCTGGATTAAACTGTAACCATACTGGTGTCTTACCAGACTGGTCTGCCTTACCGTATCTATTCTTAACTGCAGCTACACCTAGCAATCCGTTGCTCTGTCCAACGGTAAGAATTAGTGCAGGTAACTGTGCTACCTTGCCTTGCAAGGATGATCTTGGTTGGCATGGGTCTCCGACATAACCTTCTTGTGTGTGATGTAACACTAGGATAGCGGCGTTGGTATCTCTTGCTAAGTACTTAAGTTCTTTAAGTGCACTACGCATGTTACTGAATTCTTCTCCGCCATCCATGCTGATATCCATGAGGTTATCAATAACAATTAGGGCAGGTGCTTCTCCAAGTAGTTCTTCAATCGCGGTAACCTCGTCGTCGATATCACTAAGACTAGGGGCAGAATCAAAGCTCCAATAAATATGGCTGGCAAGAGCAAGATTATTCCTAGAATTGATTGGGTCTTCCGATATGATTTTTTCTGCTTCACTTTGTGACACTCCTGTGATCATGGAATATAAACGCATAGCCATAGTGTGAGCATTAGTATCTGCTGATAGGTATAGCGTTGGTGCTTGCATACGTAAAGCTAAAGCTAAAGCAAGTGTTGACTTACCTGCACCTGGGGTGCCAGCAATCATACTTACTTCTGCTCTACGCAATACAATCTGGTTGTTATCAAATGTCCTGAATACTGTAGGCATTGGCTCACCACCAATGTCAGGACGACCTACTGCTCTGCTTAATGTTTTCATTTATCTCCCAATAAATAATTGACTGGGTAGGTAGCCTTCCCCACTACACTACCCAGTCAAACCTATGCGACTAGAACGTAGCGTAGTCTGGGTCGTTGGTTTTCAGATAGATAGCTTTACACTGATCTGGTGTACCCTTAGCTGTTGGACACATGTAAGCCTTGTAAGGTCCGTATGGTCCTACACCTTCACGCTTAGTCATTACACCATGAATACAAGTCCTGCTGGCTGAGCCTGCTGTAACCCCTGCTACTGATGGTGGTGCTACTGGTGCGAAGGTTGCTGTTGGTGCTGCTGATGGGATTGGTGTCTCGCTAATTACTGTACCACCTAACGCATCAACCACTGTATTGATTCTTGCAGTACTGGGTTGACTGGGTTGCGTTCCAAGAAACAACTCTTCCATTGCAGCGATGCTGTTATTAACTCCGTTACCAATAAGGGCATTGATATTATTTTCAAACTCAGTAGCATCAGTACCGCGTACGGTAATAATAGTACCTACTTTAGTCTTTACATTTACTACGTAATTACTTTCCACTTTGTTCTATCCTTTTCTTTTGTACTTGCATTGGTCTTTAACATTACACATTATACAATGATTGAGGTTAGGTATGAACAGCTCTGCTTTGCGAGCCGTGTCAAACTTAGTAACAATCTCAATGATATCATCTTTAGTAAAATAGTCTAGGTCAATTAATTCACTAGTCTGACCAGACCTAGCCATCCAGTACGCACCATAGCGCGGACGAATGCCTAACATTTCTTCCATACCTGCAGCATAGAATGCTAACTGCAAGTCTGACGATGGGGTACGTACACCTGTCTTAATATCTAATACAATTAGTTCACCATCAGGGTTAATCATAACTCTGTCAATGTGCATCTGTACTGGTATGTCATTCCAGATAGGTGTAAGTGCTAGTTCAATAGCTGGTTGACCTGGCTGTGCTTCCCACATAGTTAGTGGATGCGTACCATTACGCCAAGTAATCCAAGAGTCAACCATCTTAGATCCTTCTACTGTCCACCAATCACCATCTTCTTTGTTGGGATTAGCTTTAGTTGCACGACCAGATGCTTTCCATTGTGCCTGATCAACACCTGTTTTTGCTAGTTGTTCTGCTTGTTGTGCAGCCCATGCTGCTTCCCAATACTTATTCATTAGTCACCTTTTTATTGTTTAAACTTTCTAGAATTAAACTTAAAACTTTTATGTCGTTGTCACTAATGTTCACTACTTACCTTCTGTTTCAAATAGTTCTTTATCATACATCTCGGTTGCTGTGTGTACTGCACTACCACCTGCTAGGTACCAGGTTGGTTGTTCAATTAACTTTTCCACTCGTGTAAGATAATACTTCCAACCGCAGTCAAGGTATGTTGTTAGTGCTGAATAAGATACATGTGCTGGTAGTTCGTATCCGTTTATTTTAATCATAGTATTTTTTATTCCTATCATAGAAATCTTCTTTAGCTCTACTAAGCATCATGTCTTCAATGTGTGCTTCGATACGATCATAGCATGACTCGCAGACATCTTCATCTTCCTGCTTGTATAGTTCTTCCATGTCCATGTTACAGCATTCCATTACTTATTCATTCCTCTCAAGAACCCTGAAGTCCAAGGCTGCTCAATCTTGATGTTGTATTTCTTTCTCCATTGACGGCGTTCATAAACGGACATACCACCCCAGAACCCCCACTCTTCATGCTTGATACCCCAGTCTCTACATTTTTCTAGGACATCACAGTTTGCACAGACTTTTCTCAGCTGTGGATAAACATTAGTCTTTGCCCATGCATTATCATCATTGTCTTCTCCTACTGGATAGAAGAAGTTAGTATCCATACCATCACATGCTGGTGTTTCATTCTCATTAATCTGAAACATCAAACACATCTCCTGTGTGTGGATCGTACCTACATGTAGTTAAACTTTTAAACCACATCGCTTCACCTTCCATTACTACTTCATTAATCTTTTGTAAATAAACTAATGTATCTGGACTTATTAATACATCAGCTCTGAATCCATCAATAGCAAAGTGATCTTCTGCTAACTCTACCATGATGCGTAGTACTCAATCTCATAGTCCCATTTGTTTTCATCTGTAATTCTTTCAAGCAGTCCACTTAGTTCTTTATGTGTGTGCTCAAGATCTTGCCAGTACCAATCATCAATCTCGTATGTACCAAAGAAAAATCCTGGTGTTGGTGGCAATATTTCATTTGCCAATCCTCTTGACTTAGTATCAAGAAGCATTGTGCATGTGTTATGTAACTCAACTAATTTATCACGTGACACTGGCATGTACTGTCCTTCATCCAATCCATTGCCACAGTTTTCTACAAACCATCCATGAATTTGATTAGCTTTACGCCAATAAATTTCTGTATTTTTTATCTCTATTACTGGATAAGATTCTTTAACTGTTATACCACTAGTAGCAACGATTGCTGTAAACCTATCGTTGTTACCTTTATCTTCTATATCAAAGTTCC